ATACACGGTTACGGGAATAAGTTCCTGAGTAAGTTCCGGTGTATGCTGATACGCGTGTGCGAGTGTAGTCTGCTGAGTAAGAAGAACTACGGTTGCGTGAGTAAGTACCTGAGTAAGTTGATACACGACCACGAGTATAAGAAGAAACTCTATTGCGTGAGAATGTACCAGTAAATGGTGTGATACGGTTTCGAACATATGTAGAAACACGTGAACGGTTGTAAGTACCGGCAAAATAACCAGTAAATGCAGTTAGTCTATTACGTGTATATGATGAAACGCGAGTTCTTGCATAGTTACCGATGAAGTCACGTGCGTAATTTCCTACGAAGTCACGTGAATATGCTCCCGTATATTCTCCAACAAAAGTACGTGAGAAAGTATCTACACTGTTACGAGTATATGTTGAAATACGGTTACGAGTATATGCAGAGATTCTTGTACGTGTGTAAGCTGAGTTACGTGTACGTGCATATGCTACATCGACAATAGTACGACGGGTGTTAGAGGCAGAACCTCGTGGTACCCATGTACCTGCTAGAGTTGGAGCACCTTGTGCAGATGAACGCAACTGGTATGAACCAATCGCACCTGCTGTTGCTCGAAGTGATTTAGCACGTTGACCAAGGGTGTACTTGATTTCCGCGTCTGACATTTCTTTGAAACCGCTGAATGATGAAGAACCATCATAGTCGGTTGCAACTGGTCGAGTAGTGGTAACACCGGATGGTGGTGTTGCCAAAGTAACTTTCTTCCAGATGTGGTATTGAGTTGTTGTACCGTCACCATGAGTATCGGAGAACACACCATCGATGTGTTTGGTCCAATCACTGCCTGGCGAGGACGTTGAAAGTTCATATGCACCCTGAAGACCTAGGGTCTCCACATTCTTCAGTGCACGATTTGTGAGATTATCTAAGTCTGAGTCTACCATTTCGTAGAAGCCAGGATTAGAATTATCTGCATAATAACCGACAGGACGGGCAAAATCAGAACCAGATTCACTTGCAGAACCACCAACCTGTTTCAAGGTCGTGGTTACACTAGTGCCAGTGATAGCAGACATCGGGTGTGTGCCCGCTGGTTCGTTGTAGAAAGTATCTACAAATGAACCGATGTTTGTACCATTGGTTAGACTGATGTCACCGACATCACCAGCAGAGGCCTCTGCAAGTGCTTCACCCACTTTTACCGCAAGATACATCTCTTGCGCTGGAGTGAATTCCTGTAGGTCACCATCGGTATTCTTAATTTTTAGTGGTATACTAGATGCTGACACGATATCGTCTCTCTTTAGCTAAAGTTAAAGTTTATTGGTTAATGACCCCTTTATTTATAACAAAAAAAATGTGCATAAACGGGGTCTACGCACATTTTTCAAATTATTTTATTACTATACTTATAAGATATTAAGGTGCGACCGGCCAAGGGATTTTATCATGGCTATCAATAGTAGAAAAATCAACCTCTTGAAACAAGTCTCTTAATGCTTGTCTATAATCTGCCCACTCTCCGCGTTGTGTACCACTAAGAGGTGAGTCTGGCATTTGGGTCCAGTCAGATTGCAATAGTAAAGAGTTTCTGTTTCTACGTATATCTTTCTCCATAGAGGGTACATCCCAGACCCAACCATCCTCTCTTGCATCCCATGATGCATACTCATTAGGCGGTTCTCCTACAAATTTGAACTCATCGGATACTGTGTCATAATACCAGCATCGCATTAAGTCTTGTGGATCTTCGCAATTTTCAGGCATATTATCATCTCTAATATGAACTGCTTGCTGGTTTCCAACCATACTTAGATGAGTAGGAGTATTAAATTGTGGGTGAGCTACACCAACTACTTTTCCGGTTTCTACGTCAACATGTGCCACGTACTTGATCATTTTATTTATTTCCTATATGTTTCTTAATTTGTTATTAATTGTCTGGGTTTCCAGCACCATCGCCAGCTGGTGGGAATCCATTATTGCCACCGCCAGGAGCAGGTTCATTTCTGGTTACGGTAAAGTTACCACCTGGCTTACTTGTCCAAGTCGTCGCTCCCTGAAGTTTCACTTGTGGAGTGTAAGTTCTAGTAGATCCCTGATTCGGTAAGAAAGCTAAAAAGGATCTGTTCATCTGAGAAGCAGTTATAGTAAACTCAGGCATTGCAACGTTGGTTGGACTGTCTGCCCTAACTACTCTTAGTTTCTCTCCACTAGTTAGATTTGAGAATGTTACTGTCGCGCTAGTTGCACTTGATAATATGTTTTGATTTGCTGGAGTCGTGATTGGATTACTTGTTGGGTTACTTCCACCACCAGTACTTGGTGCTTCTTCTCTTTCGATAGTAAAAGGAGACCCGTTATCTGCCCAAGTAACTCCATTCCAGACTTGCATAACATAATCTGATGAAAACCCTTCAAAAGGTAAGTTTCCGGTCATAACAACACTTTTGGTTGTGCTATTAGTCATAGTGAAAGTTTTTATAGAAACTGATCCACTTGCATATCTGATCCTAGCATTAATAGTAGAATTACCCAGACCCAATGTCGAAATACTGAACTGTACAGTTGCAGACGTAGCATCATGATCTATGGTGTATTTCTGAGAAGATGCACCTACAAGGGTCGTTCCTCCGTCGTCGTCATATAGGATAAATGTTTTTTCATCCAAGATGAAATTGTTACCTGAGGCATCATCTGCTATCAATCCTTGCTTTAACTTTATCGTAAAGGATTCTCCTTGATAACCTACCTCTGAATCTGCATCATCATCAACCCCTATAGTTAGAGTACCTGTAGACCCAGTCCACGAAGTGCTAGTGTTTTGTAGTTCTCCACTACCGACTGTACCTGAATTTCTATAGACTTTCATATAGAACGGGTCTGTCGTTGAGCTAGTAGACGCATTGTAGGTAATAGTATCATTAGTATTACCCTCAATCATAAATGCACTCGAATCTACAAGTTGCATGGAACCACTAAGAGTAGTTGATGTTCCATCACCTTCACTGTCGTCTGACCCCGAAGATCCTCCAGTTGTATCAGTTCCAGAAGGTTGTCCGGTAAAAAGTTTAGCAGAGAACAGCGCGGCCCCAACTCCAATCCACTGGATGTTTTCCATTTCGTTATCAATAAACCCAGCATATACTTGTGCCTGTGTACTTGATACTCCCAGTCCTAGGATTCTAGGTTCCACGCCAGTAAATTGTGATATAGAAGTCCATTCAATATTACAATAACTGCCAGCTTCACCGAAAGTAAAGGTGGTTCTTGAATCTCTCCCTGCCCAGTTACCAGTTGGTGGTATAGACCCATTAATTGAGAACGTCTTATCGTTTATTGCTCCTCTAGAGTCATATGCGATTTGTCCACCTTCAGTTAGTATTTGTAGTCCATAGTCTCCAGAATTTTCCAAGTTGTCAGAAAATACTTTTTGTACGCTACGAACCAAAAACCAGTCAAAATAGACTTCCCAACCCCTATAGAGTCTGAGATTTGCGTTTAAGGCTGAGCCTTCAAATCGGTGATACATATTGCCGTGAAAGTTAATTTTTTTATCGTTATTAGATAACCTGCAATCAAACCACTGAGGTATACCAGAAGTATAGGTTTGCCGTTCAAAACCATCATTCCATATAAAGGTGTGTTGTGGAAAACTGGTTCCTCCAGTTGAATTTCTTGGGTTTTTAACAAATAAAAGGTCGCCTGGTGACAAAGCACTAGTTAGATTTATTTCATGATCTTGTGTACCATGCGCGACTACCTGTAGGTTAACCAGACTTAGATTCGAGTCTGCTACCAAAAAGTCTCCGCCAGAGTCACTACCATTAACTTGTAAGCCGTGTGCCATTATGATACCCTCATTGCGATAACGGTTCCCGAAGATCCCAAGCTTGTCGAAGCTTTCAGAGTAAATCCTGAAGAAGTTCTGCTAATTATTTGAATTCCAAGATATGTTGGAAATACAGTAAACGCTCCCGATATAAAGGTAATCTTTATTTTACTATTGTCATTTGCATTGGCGCAAGAAACAAATAGTTCTTGGTTAGGTGATAGACTAAACGATTGAAATGCACCTATATTAGTGGTCCTTATGCCACTAGACCATACTATTACATCGTTTTCACTATATACTTCTAGTCCATAACTCATGTCAATTTACCTAATTTAACACGAAGACCCGTAGTCTCGCTAGTACTATTAACATCATAAATTCTGATATTTTCCCCAGTAATAACCATTCTTTCTCCGGCAGAATCATATCCAATAGCGTCTGTAGTATCTATACTTGTGGCTTCTGTAGTAATTACCAAATCTTCTTGAATTTGTGCGGTAATGGCCGTTAGGGCGGTCGCTCGAATACTATCAGCAACAACTGTTCCTGTATGAATCAAACCACCATCAATAAGGGTTGTAGGTGTTGTGCCGGCTTCAATCAAAGACCCGTCAAGATTTTGAAAGGTAACTAATCCATTAAAAGAGTAGTTCTTGAAAGGGGTACTGAAGTGTAGGTTACCACTATCATTCGTTGCCACACCGCTACCAGAAGAATCTTCGAATGCAGAGAATCTAGCAGCCCAGAAAGTGCCGTTAAGGTTTGTCCCTTGCGGTGGGTTGATAGACCATCCGGTCGGAGATAGTCCGGTAAAGTTACCATCTGTACCTGATGATGATGTACCTAAAAAGTTAAACTGCGTTGCTGAAGGTGCGCCAGGATTAGCGTCTTGAGCGACAGTGTAGTAAACATAACCAGTTTCCATTCTAGGTGGAACTGTGATATCTCCTGAATCGGTACCATCAAATACAACTGGTATCGTCTCTTCGTCTACCATCACATCGCTTACGTAAAGTTCGAACGATACTTCTTCTGTTCCATCCGCAACGGTGACAAGTAGAGTTCCCGTGTCACTTGTACTCGCATATGATGTGCTGTTATTAATTTTTACTTTGAGTGTGGCCTCACCGTCAGGCTGACCCACAGGCATGAAACCACCTACATATTTGATTACGCTCGCAGTAATGGTAGAAGGAGTATGTTGTGTATTATTAGGATTTGCCTTAATAACATTGGCGCTAGTTACCAATCGATATACTGTTGGTGGTATACCATCCGCACCTGCCTTTACCTTTGTCAGTGTGAATGTTGTGGATTTACCCAATACAGAAAACGCTAATGTAAATTCATCAACATTCTTTCCGACGTGTGTTATTGTCGTAACTAATCCGTTTGTAATCCAGTTGACTCTGTTAACACCAGTACCTTTCAAAAGGTCTGGAGTTGATATTGATATGTTAACCGTTTCATTAGAAAGATCTATTATATCATCACCATCAAAAGCTTGTAGGGTGGTGAATGCACCAAGAAGAGAGGTGCTATATAATGTACCATCATTTTGAGCAGTTATCGAATGGTTCTCATTAGTCAAATCTACTACAATACCTGAGCCAGGTAATCCATCCTCTCCGTCTGTTGATACTTTTACTGGTTCCGACCAAGTCAGAGAAAGATCTTCTCCCGTCAGACCTTGGGTTGTTGCAGTGGCGCGACACATCCATAGAGGGTCTTTTGCTGCGTTAGAAGCTTGTGGTTCTTCAGACCATCCACCAGATAAACTTTCAACTGGAATTAAGTCTGTCGAGAAATTGTATGTCGCACCTACTGGACCCCACTTACCGTTACTATCTGCTGGTGGTTTGTCTGCACTTCTTTTATAAACAGATGCAGAAAAGGTTGAGTAACCATCCTCACCGTTGTTATGATCTTCGTATGGCGCGGACCATTCGCCACCAATATCTATAGAGTCGTCTCCATCGATTGCGAAGGTTTGTTCTACTGCCCAAATCTTTCCGTCTGGAACTTCCCCTGTCGGAATATCAGAAACATGATCATACCATCCAACTGGTGGAGTTACTGAGTTAGGTGGAAATGTTGTGATGTTTCCAACGTTAGCTCCTGTTAGTTCTTGAGAGGAAACAGTCTTAGAGATCCCTGCGAAGTTAACAACACCGCCTGTTGGTGGAACTAAAGTGCCTCCATTAATGACCGGAACATCGTTTGTTCTTTTTACAATTACGGCTCTGAATGTAGACCTACCGTCACGACCTGAACCGCCTGCAGTTGTCGCGTCTGCTGTCGACCACTCAATGTCACTGTCGATGTTATTGTCCGCTTCCGTCAATCCCTTAGTACTTGCGACACCAGAGGAGACGTATAGTGTTTTAGAGGCGTCGTTATTTTCAGTAACATTTCTATCCCAATCTGTAGGTACTACAAAAGTCTTAGAATTGAAGTTAAAGGTACCATCCGACGGTGGGGTGCCTGGGTTAGTTGCTGACCACTTATAAGCATTTAATTGAACGAAACTGAATCCGTCTTCTGCGTCGATTGCATAGTTAAGAACTAGTTTGATATCTCCGAAAGTGAGATTTTTGTCTTGGCCAAGATATCCAATCATACTTGCAGTGGTTGATACTTCCCACAAATCCATTGGATCATTTAGGTCTAGTTCTGGTGGTTCTTCATACCATGCAGTATCACCATCAATTCCAGCAATAGCGTCAGTGCCTGCGTTTATTGTTAGGAATTTGTCTGCCGTGAAATCGTAAATAACAGAGTTACCAGTAAAATCAGTAGTCGGTCTATTAATAGAACGTGCGTATAGAGACTTTCGATATGTTGATACACTATCTAAAATACCTATTGTAGGTTCGCTCCAGTTTTCATCAACTGCTACGCTGGTTCCCGTATCACCTACGACACTGAACGCATAGACAGATGACCATACATCTCCAGCTGGTTCGCCCGAAGTTGGGTCCCATGTTGGGACTCCAGCATACCAAACGCCGGTGTTGTTAGCTGCGTCATCTAGTGGGCCAGGTGTGTCCGGTGCAGTTTTACCAAAGATCTCTTCACCGAAGTTAAAGAAACCTCCCACTGGTTTTGGTGGCACAGGAAGAGCATCACCAACCGACCATCCATCTGGTTTTTGAACTCTACGATAAACTGCCTTCTCGAAAATAGATCGACCATCTTGTCCGTCAGTTCCTGTATTTGTTTTTAGGGGCTGTGTCCATGAAATACTCTGATCTAATGTTACCCCCTCTGCCAAACCATTTGTAGTGGCAATACCTGAACTTACGTATAGATCTCCTGTCTGCACTTCCTCAGATGGCGGTGTTAAGTACCACTCACTAGGTGCAGTCAAAGGTAGATTGACCGAAGGGTCAAAATCAAAAGATCCGCCGGTCGGTGAAAGTAGAACTGGTTCACTTCCATTTGCTGGTGCTGACCATCTACGATAGATAGATACCTGTGCGTATGATTCACCGTTTGAGTTAACATCAATCAACCCAGCAAGTCGGTATGGTTCTGACCAATCTGTCGCGGTGATAGTTCCCTGCTGCGATAGGTAATCTCTGAATAGGAAGTTACATGCCCATAGGTCATCGGAACCGTCTGGGATAGTTCCTTCCCAGTCAGATGGTGGGGTTAGTGTGGCCGAAGGGAAATCGAACGTACCACCACTAGGTGTTGTTGGTTGTGATGTTGCCCTTCTATAGATTGTTGCTTGATAGAAAGAGGTTCCATTTTCGCTTGGATCTGAAGGATCACCTCCGCCACCTGTGGAGTCTTCTAGGTTGGTCCACTTGGTCCCGTCCCACTTTAGGACGTGTCCAATTAAAACATTAGAGGTTAACTGCACGTCGCTTAGATCATCTAATGATCCAGCACCGGCATCACCGGCATTCGCAAGTTTTACCCACTGACCTGCGTGAGCAAAATATGCAGCTCCAGTATTATGGACATGAGCAAACATACCGTGATAGGATGATGCGCTTGGTAGGTCTGACTCATTCTGAAATACGTTAGAGTAGAAAATCTTATTGCTACCCATATCTAAGTTAGCGCCTTCAATTACAGCACGAACCGCATCTGCGTCTAAACCGACATCAAAATCGGCAAGTGCAGCTTGTATTAACGCATTGACTTCAGCTTCTGATAGTTTAGATAAATCTACTTCCGCAAAGTTCTGATTAATTTTCAGAATAGCAGCATTAATATTATCTGCAAGATTGACTACTTGTATATTACTCATTTTTATCCTCTACTAAACGAAAGAGCAAATCTTTTATTTGAGACATATCGTCCTTTAGACTCTTGACTTCTTCGGTTAATGTGTTAATATGTTCTTGCTTCTCGTTATTTATTTTACTTAGTTTTCTTGCAATATTCATTTCATTCTTGTTGGTATTTAGTATAGCTCCAGTACGCTTATCTCGTACTAGATTCATGTGACCTTCTACCTTTATATGATTACTCATAATTATACTTGATCTGGGTTACCGTCATCACCGGGCCCGCCACCGCCACCGCCAGGTGTGGGTGTGGATGTAGCACCTTCACCGACAACCATCTTGATCTCTCTGGTAAATGTTAGACCACGCAGAGTGCTTGTTGCAGTAACAGTAGCGTTAGTACCCTGTGGAGCATTTGCAACGGTAAAGGATGAGAAATCTCCACGGTTAAGTGTTACTGTAGAACCTGAATTCGTCCATGCATTCCCGAAGGTTACATTGATAGTACTGTTCTGTTCAGATCCCCACATCATATGGAAGTTGACAGTACTGTTTGCATCAACTGTCAATACTTGATCGGCAACCGTTGCTCCTTCATGGAAGTTTTTAGGTTTGGTTGAATCTAGAGAATAGTATGTAAGGATAGGGTCTTGGTCATAAACAAACCCGTCATCTGCATTCAGAAGAACCAACTGAGACTCAGCTGAGTCATCGACTAGTGATCCGCCTTCTAGAGTATAATTAACGTCTAATGGTATAGAAGTAGTTCCTGTAAGAGGTGTTGCATTATCTTCACTATCATCTGGGTCAACAAATATTTCTATTCGTAATGTACCAGTGATATCCACGGTTGGATCTAGATGCAGTGAATCGACTGTCCACGGAAGACCATTGTCAAGCGAGTTGCTGTGTTCATCAATAACTAGTCCATGCCCAGCCCAAGTTATCATTTGACCGGCCGTATTGAGTTTACCAACGTCGACGGAAATGACTTCCTGATAACCTATGTCTGCACCAGTACCTACGTTACGTAGTTCTTCTCTAGGAGTGGCCGGTGTTGGAAAAGCACCAGAGTAAGCAGGTAGTTCTACACCGTCAACATGAGTGATTCTAAAACCACACTCAAAAATCTCTCCTACTTGTACTGGTCTGTCCAACCACTTACCAGTAGCCAAGACAGTACTTCCTGTTAGCTCATCATCACCAACATTGACACTTCCTTTTTTAGGGTCATTAGTGTATAGTTGGAAATCGCCATTATTATCGAATTTAGCAAACAATCGAACTCTTCGTGTGCCTTGATGCCAGTACTTGTTCGGGGTCATATACGAATTAATATCTGACTCAGGATTGTACTGACTCAGGATACGAGGAGCACCTGTGACAGATACTGAACTTGGTAGTTGACTTATCTCAGGGAATGCGGCTGCGGTTGTACCAGCGGTATTTCCATCACCACTTCCGCCACCACCTGAACCTGTATCATCTCCACCTGAACCTGTGTCATCTCCACCTGAACCTGTATCATCTCCACCTGAACCTGTATCGTTTCCGTCATTGCCGGTGTTTGAGCCACCCGTACTACCCGTACCACCTGTTATCAATGCAATCGCACGTAAATCTCTAATCACCGGAGACTTAGAAGAACTATTAGACTTCATCACAATCTTCACTTGGAAGACAGAGAATTGATCTGTGTTGATGGTGTACTCGTAGTCACGGAAAGTTGATGGATTATCATCTGAAGGAAGGGAGTTATCTGCTGTTGCCTCTACCCACAAAGATCCGTTTTCAAAAGTATCTTCGTCTACTGCTGTTTTAACATAAACATCGAAGTCAGCACCTGCTGGTCTGTTTGCAGCAAATATGATCTTTAGTCCTAGTGAGGATTCATCGACCACTATCGGAATTGTAATGTGCTGTGCAGCATCATCTGTATCAATGACATTCTCAAGAGTCAATGCAGATGTTCTCTGCAAGTCAATTAGAGGTGACACTTTAGTGTCCGAAGTACTCATGTTCAAGATCAACTTCATTGTAGGAGAAGAAGCGTTATCGCTTGAAGCAATAACACTAGGAACCTGATTAGAGTTAAAGTCATTTAAGAATACAGTTTCTTCTTGTTGTAGTACCGTATCGAACATACTATCAGAACGACCATTACCATATGAAAGAGCATTTGTCTTTTTAATCTTTGATGATATGCTTGTCGAGTTAGGGATAAGTGTCTGTATCTGTGGTACGTACTGATCAAAGTAAACTTGTTGTGATGCAGTTACCTGATCACCACCACCAGATATAGAAGAAACAGCGATAGTTCCTAGTTCTATACTATACCCTTCCGATGTAGGAGATTTCACTACGTGACTACCATTTAACTCAGAAGCTGGGATACCAGATACCGAAGATGCTCCTGATATAGTGACAGTATTATTATGACTGAATCCATGACCTTCATGAGATATCTGTATAGTGTTTGAACCCAAGACGGTGTTTATTGGATCATTCCCCAAAGTAACCTTCGGTAGTATACCGTTGTCAAGAACGACCGAACCGCTTGTATCAAACTCTGCACGGTCTAATTTAAACATAAGGTCTTTAGTTTGATCTGGAGTCCATGTGAATCCGTTCTGTGAAAGGAATAGTGAACCTAGTGTAGGTTGCTTAGTGATTCTGTCTTCACGGCTTCCGAATACATTCTTATAAGTCTCTGCGACATATACGTTATACTCTACCGACTCTGCAAGTAGTACTATACAGTATTCTTCTCCACTTGTCAAGTATATTGGTTCATCAAATTCGACAACGGTCGGAGATGCCTGAACGTCTGCCATAGTCTCTGCTGGACCAGAACCATTACCACTAATACTGTTAGTTGCGACTACTACATCAATAGGTTCAATAAACTTAACTGCGCCTGGCATAATGCTGCTAGTTGGTATTCCATTCTCTACTGGACGGATCTGTACTTGTAGTGGAATGACATCATCTTTAGTATCAACGTATATGTGAGCCTTAGTGATGTACAAACCATTAGGGTTTTCAATCTGGTCAACGTAGAAAGTCTGTGCTAGTGGGTCTCTTCGACCACGGACTCTTTCTATAACACGAGTGGAACGTACTGTTCTTTGAACACTCTCGATAGAACCAGTTGAAGTGTATGATGCACGAGTTGTTGATAATGCCTCATCTTCATCGTTTTCACTTACGTCAAGAAGTTTAAACTCTTGAGTACCTGTTCTGAAGTTGAATTCACTTGTATTAGGTAAGAAGAAACTACCGACGATCTCTCCCTTGTCGTCTGTCTGTAGTGAGGACTTCCCACCCAGAGCAGCTGGATATTCCAATGCATTGGAGTATTCACTACCAAATTCTGTAGGACTGTCGGAGAACCTAGATTCTGATGTTTCTTGTCGAACCCATTTGTCCATCTTCACACCACCGAAGAATGCGAACATCTTAGTGTTAGGACGAAGACCTTTGGCCGAGAACTTAATTCTACGAGACCGCATGAATGGAATTACTTCTACATCTGCAACCTGTTCACCAATGAAGTCTTGTATGCTTCGAGTAGTTTCTCTGAAGGACACGTCCCTTGGCATCGTTGTGAATAGGTTGTTACCACTACGTAGTCTGAAGTTCCTGTCACGTATTGTAGGATTGTTCCATAGGTCTGCTTCGAAGTTTTCGAAACGACGCACTGTGGTCTGCATGATTGGTGGTAGAGTACGAGTCTCGACCCACTCATCCGAAGACGGTGACAGTTCTAAGTGACCTGTTTGAGTTATCACTGCAAACGGGTTGATATTCATTGTGCTAGTAGCGAGTGTTTGAGATACCAAATTCTCATCTTGGTATGGTAGAGTTACTACGTCACCACTCTTTTCTGACGTTACAGCAGAAGAATTGTCTGGACTGTATATAAGTCGAACAGAGTTCTCACGGAAAGATGGCTTCAAGTGTCCCTGTGCATCTATAGAAGCACGATATTCTGGATTGTCAATATCAGAGAACGTAAATGAACTAAAGTTGTCTGCAATAAATCCTGCCTTGGTTCTTGCATTACCGTTCTCATCAAGCACTACTAATGAGTTAGTGCTAGACTCTAGCAGACTCAATGTAGTCAGTTCAAACAAGTCTGTGACACGTTGTTCCAACTTACCGATATCTTTCATTGTGAATCGTTTGTTTGGAATGAATGTGCTTGTTAGGTCTGAACTTGAAAAAGTATACGGGTTTAATGCAAACTTGTATAGTGCCAGAGAACCTGTTGGGATTTCTGGTTCACGTGGATTAATGTTTGGTTCGCCTTGGATAACCTGTAGTTCACCGAATCCAACACTACCTCGACTGTCGGTTGCATTCGCAACCAAAACATCAATACGAGGTAAGTAGTACTCAACTTCATTGATAGTTATAGAAGATGAGTTCTGAGGAAGTTGAGTGATGTTAAATTGTTGGTTGTAAACATCTCCAGTCTGCTTTGGTTTCCTAGTAGGACGAAAATCTAATACATCACGTAGGGAGATTACTTGTCCACCAGCAGTTGTGTGATTAGGAATATTTTCGTATTCTTCATTTGCATATGAACTACATGCAAAGTATCGTCCGCCGGCACCATGAGCAAAGTATTCATATTCGACTTCAACTACAACGTTAGCGCCCGTAGGTATTTTGTACCCACCCTTAACATGAGCAGATCCATTGTCGTAGAAGTTATCTCTCTGTCCACCATCTAAAATAAACTGATTGGTTATATCAGTATCAACATTACCATCTTTATGTGTTACTGAAATGATAGAGATTACGTCCGGAAACTCCAGATTTAATGGTCTTGCCTCTTGATCAACATTAGTGATATCAAAACTTTCTGTTGCAGTAGTACGAGTCTTTGATTTAGGACCTGAACTTACTTCCTGATATGTGGCAACGACATAATCTTTATTTTCTGCTAGATTTTGATAAGAACCGTTGTTAGTACTGACAGCTACGATAGGTCCGTCTGCTTCAGCAATAACCCAGTCCTGATATTCTACACCAGACAACGATAAGTTTCCGGCTCCGTCTGAAGTGACCTCATTGAACTTTTGAACTGTGAAGCTTGCAGACTCAATGGTGCTTGCTTTAGGACTGTTCTTAGGTAGAGGAAATAATAGACTGTTTTCAGAAGTGCCGTAAAGAGTAGAGTCTCCATCAAGTAAAGGTATAGTATTCTGTGTCGCTTCATCAAACAGAGAATCAACATTGGAGAAGTTTTCTGTTCCGATTCTAACGGCTGGTGATCCTGAAAAAATACCGTCCATTCGAATGTTGAATAGATATAACCTACATCCTTTAGCGTCATCATCAACTCCTCGAACGTTAGCGTATCCGATAAAGTCAGATCCATTCTTTAATCGAACTTCTCCGAAGACGTTGAGTTGACCAAACCCTTGAGTAGTAGATGAATCAATATAGACATAGTTACCATATGTTGCTGGTACAGATTCGTTTGCGAACGCTACAGTGTCTCTTGACTTAGGAACTTCTATTTCATTTTGTCCGATATCTAAACGATATCCGTCGACATACGCGATACCCTTGGTAACGTCTAGAGTTAGGTTATCATCATTCTCAGACTCTTTGAAGATTGATTTGAACTCTTCAACTACATAGTTGCCCGATTCTTCTTTTGTTCTTTGTGCCAGTAAATCATTGATTCTGTTATATGAATCAAACGTATTTACTTCACGGGTAATATTACCATCAACGACACGTGCAATGAATACGAAGTTCTCTTCAACTTCTACTTGGTCACGAGTTGTTGGAATTAGTTTGATCTGATATCGATCAGCACCAGGCGCAGTTTTATCTGGAACATCACCTTGGTTATCGTACAAGTCTTCTTTATTCTCATCAAATGCTGTAACGATACTCTGTTCGATTCGGAAACCAATGTCAGCAGTAGGAGTATGACTGTATGGGTCGATGAATGTACTACCACCTTCCATAAACACAAAGTGACCTTCAACGAAGAAGTCACCTGAAGCAAAGTGTGCCTTTGTTCCACGACCAGCTGCTGAGATAACACCATCCTCTGCAACGGTCAGTGTCTTCTGTGTGCCAAATATTGTACAAGTCAAAGTTTCTTCTGGTAATACTCGTGCAGACTTTTTATCGTCAACTACATTAATAGTATTAGTGTACTGTACGTAAAGAGTAGTTGGGGGTGGGTTCTCAATTGCATCTGATACTCGTACTTCCAGAACCTTGAATTCTAAACCAGATGCGCTAGTGAAAACCTCACCAACTGCATTGAAATCCAGAGCACTACTATTATCTAGACGAATATATTCAAGGGTAGTGTCTACTGTTGCACCGCCTGGATTGATTAATGCGCCTTCTTTAAATAGGTTGCGTCCAAATCGAGAAATCTCTTCGTGAAGAATTGTCTGCGATTCTATTAATTCTCTTGCTTGTAGAGCTCGTCCAGAATTAAACAATACACGATGATAGCCATCTTCAGCGTTGTAGAAATCGCGGTATGTTTCTTTGAACGTTTTGTTTGTAAAATCTGCCATGATTAATCCTAAACGGTGATTACTATCTTAATGTCTTCTTGTTGTTCTGGGTCACGTCGAATTCTGTGACGACTCTCAATGTACATGACATTTCCGGAGAACCTGTCTATACCATTGACTAGAGATATACTCTCGATATCCCCTGTAAGCACTATTCCCGACTGAACTAATGCCTCACCTACTTGGAATGGCTTGAAACCTGTAGATTCATTTTGATGATAAAATACTTCTTTATCTATCGACTGGTTAACATATGCCGTAGCACCAGATATAGAACCAGTGACTGTCTTACCTGATTCAAATGGTGAAGTGTTTTCTAGAGTAATAGAAGGTAGAGTCTTGACAGATGCTCCAACGTAAGGAGTGCCATCCGATTTAAGAGGATTCTTGATCAGACCCATCTGTCGGAATGTATTGAGTGTAATAAAGGTACCACCAACATCACCATCTGGCTTGATGTTTGTCATGACTGAACTTGTTTTCAAATCATCTATAGGATCGAATCCCAATCCGGCTTGACTAGTTACTACTGCTTGTGCAATAGTCGTAGTTACACCACCAATGATTTCAAAAGATGCGTGAGTATAACCACTACCGTAGTTCGTCATTTTAATCTTAGTTACTGCACCAGTATTTGTATCTATTTCTGCCACTGCGACAGCGCCAGTACCGTCACCGTGAATATTAATAGTAGGAATACTAGAGTGTCCGGTACCTGCGTCAATGATGGTTGCTCGAAGTATCTGACCACCAATGGCCTCATCTCTGACCGTAGTTTGTAGGTCTTCGATGGAGTCCCCTGTAGGTAGATCAATCTCTGCCTTCTGTACTGGGATGTGGTTTGATGATAGGTACTGATAAATATTTTCTGGTCTTAAAGAGAATGAATATTTCCAAATATAACCGTCAGCAGTTTCGAATGGTTTCCACCACTCGCGTACGTTAAACATCGGTGCGTTAGGATCAGTCTCTGGACTCATAGGAGCGTGTACTCCCCAATTAGGTTCCACGATAGACTGTTTCCTAGTACCGTCGATATTCAAACCAGGCTCTAAACATATGTAAACTTCTTTGGCGTCATTCATGACATACCAAGGAGTCCAAGGTTCTACAACATCCGATGCCGTGGTGTCGTCCCAACCAGAGTATTCTGAACCAGATGACCAGTTAACCCTTTTGGCTACAAAGGTCGAACCTTCAACCTTTTTGATTGACTGTAGACTATGTCTAAACTCTCTTTCATCAAAAGGACAATCGACTGGTGGGACCACTGTATCTTGTTCATTGAAAGTATCTGACTTTGAGATACCAATGTAGTATTCATTGTCGGGATTAGCGATATCTAATAAAAGATCTCTAGCTAATTTACGACTAAGTGTTTGTCTTACTATTGCTGGCATTGTTTTTTCCCACGCATGTTAGAAATATTCTTCTTATATTTATAACGATTTTCAACCGTTATTTGATAAAAGTTCTGTAAGTCGCCTCACAGTGCTCTCATAATCATAACATTGATACTGTTGGCAGTACCATGCAACGAAACTTTTAGCCCTTTCTTTGTTATACCAAGATAGGTTATTAACAAAATCTCTCACTTGACAAAGATGACGAAGGTCTTTAGTCTCCCAATGATATTCCGGATATCCATACGAAATGACGGGAACTTCATGCATCATACATTCTATACCCGATGTGCTGTTTTCTAGTATTGCAACTTTTGTTTTCGGTAGAATATCATACAGACTTTCGAAATCTTCAAATACTATGATACCAGAAGAGCGCCATTCTTTGATTTTATTTTCATAGAAACCCCAGTCTTCGGCCTCTCTTTTTAAGGTTGGATGTACCTTAACAACTAATGATTGCGTACCTTTGAGTTCATCTACTATCTGACAAAACTTATCCCAGTGATTACCGAAAGACATTTTAGTTACTGTCTCATCGCCAGGCATCTGGCCTAATATCAATACGTGATTATCTGGTACGTGTAACGGTTCGTTCAAAAATTGAAACTCTTCTCTATCTGACCACTTAGACTCTCTATTGCTAATATAAGAAGGCACATCCCTTTGAAAGAATGACGTACTGTCATAATTTTCGTAATCAGGTTTCGTATATGTGATAGAAGAAGATGCTGCGTAACCTATCCTGTCTATTGTAAAATGAGAAGGAGTGGGTGCAGTAGGTTTAAGTATGAGGATGTTAGGACCACGTACCAACTCTTGTTGCCGTAGTTCTTCTATAAAGGTATGATTATAAATGTATAGATCTTCGGGATTATCTATAATACCTTTGATAGTCATTTTCTCTAGACTAGGAGCATCAATTAAAGGACTTCTATTTACAGTATATCCTAAATTGCTCAAGGCAAGTGTAATGTGACAATACATTTCTGCCCAATTACCATAAATCGTGGGGTACTTGTATGCACACAAGTTTGCTATCATAATATATCCTAAATCAAAAAAGGGGGGAGTTTCCTCCCCCATATTATTACGGTGCGGTGAAAGTACTATTTAGTTTTCCAATAACTACTCTCTTACTGCCTCCGGCGAATACTGCCATACCGCTTTCGGTCAATACTGTACCATTACCAGTTGTCGTAGAGAATATTAAAGCACTCGCACTTAGTATACCCGAACTAGTTCTCTCAGTAAACGCAGCATTAGCAGAAGATGTGGTAGTTGCTTGGAAAACCCGTCCGGACTCAATATACCATACAACGTCTCCACTGTAAACTATATTTCTATTACCAAAGTTCTTCACCTGAGTTGATAGAGAGGAATTAGTTGGGGTAGTTGCTCCCAATGTAGTTTGTGTGTTAAACACAATAGCATTACCGACATTTCCTACTGGACCTGTAGGTCCTATTAAACCAGTTGGTCCACTTGGTCCTCTTGAACCAGTTGGTCCTTTAGAACCTTGTGCGCCTCGTGAACCTTGTGGTCCTTTAGAACCTCGCGTACCGACTGGACCCTTAGATCCCTGAGCACCCCGTGAACCCTGTGGTCCTTTAGAACCTTGAGCACCCCGTGAACCCTGTGGTCCTTTAGAACCTTGAGCGCCTCGTGAACCTTGTGGTCCTTTAGATCCCTGTGCGCCTCGTGAACCTTGTGGTCCTTTAGAACCCTGAGCACCTCTTGAACCTTGTGGTCCTTTAGATCCCTGAGCACCTCTTGAACCCTGAGCACCTCGTGAACCTTGAGCACCTCGTGAACCTTGTGGTCCTCTTGACCCAGTTGGACCTTTTGTACCCTGATCACCTCTGGTTCCTTGTGGACCGATAGGCCCCCTAGTACCGATTGGTCCTTTTGTACCTTGATCACCTTTGGTTCCTTGTGGACCGATAGGCCCCCTAGTACCGATTGGTCCTTTTGTACCTTGGTCTCCGCTTGGTCCTTTTGGACCGATGGTTCCTCTACTACCTACTGGACCCTTAGTTCCTTGATCTCCTTGAGTTCCCTGTATTCCAATAGGTCCCCTAGTACCGATTGGACCCTTAGTTCCTTGATCACCTCTGGTTCCTTTTGGACCGATGGTTCCTCTACTACCGACTGGACCCTTAGTTCCTTGATCTCCGCTTGGTCCTTTTGGTCCAATTGTTCCTCTAGTACCGATTGGTCCTTTAGTACCCTGATCACCTCTGGTTCCTTGTGGTCCGATAGGACCTCTTGACCCAGTTGGTCCTTTTGTACCTTGGTCTCCTTGAGTTCCTTGTGGACCGATAGGTCCCCTACTACCGACTGGGCCCTTAGTTCCTTGAGCACCACGTGTCCCTTGTGGTCCTTTAGAACCTCTTGTTCCAACTGGTCCTTTAGTACCCTGATCACCTTGTGGACCAGTATTGCCTATTGGACCTCTAGTACCGATTGGTCCTTTTGTACCTTGGTCTCCTTGAGTTCCCTGTATTCCAATAGGTCCTCTTGACCCAGTTGGTCCTTTTGTACCTTGATCACCTCTAGTTCCTTGTGGACCGATAGGACCTCTAGTACCGATTGGGCCCTGTGTTCCCTGCGGTCCTAATGTTCCCTGTGGTCCGATAGGACCTCTTGTCCCAACTGGGCCCAATGTTCCTTGTGGACCCGTATTTCCTTGAGGTCCTTGAGTTCCTATTAGACCGACTGGACCCTGTGTTCCCTGCGGTCCTAGTGTTCCCTGCGGTCCGATAGGGCCTCGTGTTCCAACTGGTCCCAGTGTTCCTTGTGGACCCGTATTTCCTTGTGGTCCGATAGGACCTCTTGTTCCAACTGGACCCAATGTTCCTTGTGGACCCGTATTTCCCTGCGGTCCGATAGGTCCCCTAGTACCGATTGGTCCTGTATTACCTTTAGGTCCCTGAGTACCTTGAGGGCCAATGGTTCCACGCAGACCTAATGGGCCTGTATTACCTTGAGGTCCCTGAGTACCTTGAGGGCCAATGGTTCCACGTAGTCCTACTGGTCCTTTTGTTCCTATAGGTCCTTGAGGTCCTTGTGTACCTTGTAAACCGACTGGTCCTTTTGTACCTGCTGGGCCTGGAGATCCCTGTGGTCCCCTAGTCCCTGGCGGTCCTGGCTCTGTTCCTGCTGGACCTGCTGGGCCTGGCGATCCTTGTGGACCTCTAGTCCCTGGCGGTCCTGGCTCTGTTCCTGCTGGACCTGCTGGACCTGCGGATCCCTGTGGTCCACGAGTTCCTTGTAAACCAGTTGTTCCTTGTGGTCCAGTAAGACCAGCTGGTCCAGTATTACCACTTGGTCCTTTAGGTCCTTCTGTTCCTATAGGTCCAATTGGTCCTGTATTACCTTGAGGACCGGCAGTACCTTGAGGTCCTTCTGTTCCTGCTGGTCCAATAGGTCCCGTATTTCCGACTGGACCTGTTATTCCTTGAGGTCCTTCTGTTCCTTGTGGACCTGCTGGACCGGCAGTACCCTGCGGTCCTTTTGTACCTTGAGGTCCTTCTGTTCCTTGTGGACCTGCTGGACCGGCAGTACCCTGCGGTCCTTTTGTACCTTGAGGTCCTTCTGTTCCGATTATGCCTTGTGGTCCCGTATCTCCTTGAGGACCCTTCGTGCCCTGCAATCCTTTAGTTCCACGGAAACCTTTTGGTCCAGTATCACCTTGAGGACCAGCAGTACCCTGTGGTCCTTCGGTTCCGGTTGGTCCGATAGGACCTGTTAATCCAGTAGTACCTCTTGGTCCTCGTTCACCCTCTGTTCCCCGTGGTCCGATAGGACCTGTGATACCCTGTGGGCCTGCGGTTCCCTGAGGCCCTTCTGTTCCTGTAGGTCCGATTGGTCCAGTATTACCCTGTGGTCCAGTATTACCTTGAGGTCCTTCGGTACCAGTTGGTCCGATTGGTCCAGTATTACCTTGAGGACCCTGAGTGCCTTGAGGTCCTTCGGTACCAGTTGGTCCAATTGGTCCTGTTAATCCTTGTGGTCCAGTATTACCTTGAGGTCCTTCTGTTCCTGTAGGACCGATTGGTCCTGTTAATCCTTGTGGGCCTTGAGTTCCTTGTGGTCCTTCAGTACCTGTTGGTCCTATGGGTCCAGTATTACCCTGTGGACCTCTCGTTCCCTGCGGACCTTCTGTACCTGTTGGACCTATGGGTCCTGTCAATCCTTGTGGTCCGGTGTTACCTTTTGGACCCTCTGTTCCTGTTGGTCCTATTGGTCCGGTAAGTCCCGTTGGTCCCTGTGGTCCCTTTGGTCCTTCTGTTCCCGTAGGGCCGATAGGTCCGGTAAGTCCTGTCGGACCCTGTGGTCCCTTTGGTCCCTCTGTTCCAGTTGGTCCAATAGGACCTGTAAGACCTGTCGGACCCTGTGGTCCTTGCGGTCCTTCAGTACCATTAATACCCCTAGGTCCAGTAGCACCCGTTGGGCCCTGTGGACCCTGTGGTCCTTCTGTTCCGTTTATTCCTACTGGTCCAGTAGCACCCGTTGGTCCCTGTGGTCCCTGTGGTCCTTCTGTTCCTCTTGGCCCAGCTGGTCCTATTGTACCTCTCGGGCCCTGAGTTCCTTGAGAACCACCTGGCCCCTGAGTTCCTTGAGGTCCCTTATCACCAATGTCTGTGTTATCAATGATATCTTGGATATTGGTAACCCGTGCATCTAAATTTATGATTTCATTAGCATTGTCGGTGATTGTAGTAGGGTCTATACCCTCAAAGGCCTCTAGGACTTCAGTATCAACTAAGTTGCTGATATATTCCGGAGTGATACCAGAACCATTTCCACCGCCAACGTCGACCGAAGAGTATAGTTCTTGAAAGTTTGCATTTATTTTTTCACTGGCTTCGCGGAGAGTATCACCACTTCCGTCGTTTGCAGAACCGCCAGTATTTAGAATTTTTCTCGACATTATAGGTTTCCGTTATGTGTGGTCTGATGCGTCTAGGGTTTCGTATTCTTGAGAGAGGTCTAAACCTTCATCATCCAAAGTTGGTGGTCTTACGCCAGCCCAATCTGCGACTGTAACGAAGTCATCAACCAACTGTTGCAGAGATACATTTTCGTATCTGTCCAAAGTCTCTAGAGAACTTACAATGATACCTGTACCCGTATCCCTTTGCGCTTGTGTTCTAACGTCTACTGCATCATTCTCTTCCATAGTAAGTAGAGAATAAGTAGGTTGTACATGCTTACCTAATGCAGTTGCCTCAAGAAGTATAGCATAATTAGGAACTTCTAATGGGTCTACGGTTAACCCTGCCTTTAAATCAACACTTGCAACTGATTGTGTCTCTGTTTCGGCAGCGAGGTAGAACCCAGCTGGGTGTATCAACTTAGTATATAGGGTTTCATAGTCACTCAAGGACATACCTGTTTTCAAAAGAACTGAAAATATCTGGTATTTCTTATCGTCCTGTATATACCTCAATGACTGAGGTCCAATTAATGAACCGCCAGGCTTGTCATTTAATATGAAAATGTTTTTCTTAGGATAACTTATTTCTACATTTTCACCATAAAATGCTTTAAAAAACTGTTCGGTGGATATGGCAGTACCCTTAGCGCGGTAAAGGTCAGCAAGAAGTCTTGCCATCAACCGTGGACTCTGATAGAATGATGACGTTTCTAGTCCGTCACTTATCTCTCCTATCAGTTGATCCAAATAACTTAATTCGGTATTAGAGATATTTCTTACATCAAACAAGTTATGAATTTGTTCGGTTATAGAAGTATTCGTTTCTTCTCCAGTACTCTCGTAATACTTCTCTAGAAATAAAACTAGTTTAGGGTATTCATCTACGAAAAACTCTGGTAGTACCTGAGATACCTGACTCTGGTAAAACTTAGGAGTACTTCTGTATTGTCTGGATATGTTAGACATTATAGTATAGTCCTAGTAGCCCCTGCATCTATGTACCCCGTAGTCGACGATACACTCTCATCTAATGTTATGATGTAATTGCGTAGTGGACTAATTGTGCTCTGATTTGCAGGCACCGCTGATATTCGAATACCAGTTCCTACATAACCATCCTTGTCAATACGTATTGAATTAAGTAATACGGTTCCCTTCACTGGGTCATACGTACCAATGTTATTAATAACAACTGCACCGTCAAGGTCTTGTAGTTGCAATTGAGTTGAACCCAATAGGTTCTTGACTACAACGTTCTTACCATTTGACTTGAATACAGATGAGTTTATTGTATGGTCATCCTTGTCTGGCTCTGCAAGCAAGAATGGGAATTTGATTGTGTGATCTTTTTCTATGTACGATAGAAGGGGTCTACCTAGTAGATTCTTCGATTCTTCGATTTCTGCAATCTGACTGTTAAGATCAATTCGTTGCTGTACTTTAACTGACATTTTAGAGTTAAGTATTGAAGACGACAATGAATCTATTTGAGTCAATAGGTTAGACCGACGGAAGACTGATTCAAATGTACCCAAAACATTATCCATATAATCTCTAATGAATGCGTCGACTTGAGCCTGTAATGCTTCGGTAGATGAAGGACTCTTTAGTGGGTCGATGTTAAACACTGTGGTCAATTCTAAGAACGTCATCTCTGGAGCAACGAACTCTGTATCGATTGACATAATAGATAGGTTGGATGTCAACTGGTCTTTGATATTCTGTTTAACTTCTTCTTCAACCGAAGGTGCCACTCCATCTAGGAAATTAAGACTGACAAATACCTTACCAAATTGTTTTGGTATATTATCATTACCACCCCATGCAATAACGTCACGTATGAAGTTACCGTAGTTTTTTGATATCAATGCAGTATAATCGTCTGCTGTTACTAGTCTGTTCTGTGCGGCAAATGACCTAGGTGCATTTAGTTTGATTGACGATACGTTTTCCTTCTCTGCACCACCACCGCTTGCTGCGATAACTGATACCTGAATAGGTTGACCGTCAACGGTGGTTGAGGTACTGAACGCCTCTGCACCGTTTGCTTCTGAACCACGGGATGTGATATAAGTCACTTCTATCCGATTACCAGCACGAGGTGCGGTACCTAAGATATTACCGTCGCTAAAGAATACCTCATACTGACCATTTGCAGTCTCTCGTAGAATGAATACTTTAGAGTCAGCGTTTACTGTAGTAACGTCGTTGATGTTCGAGAATCTCTGGAATGAGTTAGACAGATAGTTATCGTAAACTTTTACATTAATAGTAGACACATCGAGAGTGTCGTCTGGTAGTACATATATAGCACCTTCACCTTCACCCACAATGAATGTCTTTGTCTTTTTAGATCCTTCCCGTACGGTTATTCTTGTATCATTAGAAAAGTTTTTAAATACATAGTTTCCATCGTCGAACTGTGCCGTGCATTGTTCTTGTGTAGTAAAGGTATATACCGATGTACCTAAAGAAGAAGTGAACTCTGTACCGATAGGCAGAGACAACGAAGCAGGACCTGTAGGATGGTTTACAACTGATAGAGATAGGATTGCAGATGACGCAGTACGTGACTTAGGAATGTACCCTAGTGACTCTGCGTGTGATACAACCGATGACCGCAACTGTGCGGAACCCAGAAAGGATTCGTTGATTGCCATGTTGGCAACCAGTCCATTGATGTGAGTGTTGTGTGCCAACACGTCTAGTATGTTAGATAGACCACTTGCAGTGAAGTCGTAATCTTGGAATTCTGTCTGCTGTTCTAGATACGTTTGTAGTTGAGACTTTATCGAAAAGAAGTCTAACTCTGAATTTTGTATAGCCATTTATCTGGTCCTTGCAATGTTTAAATTCAACGTAACAACTTTTTGGGTATTCACCACTTCAAAAACTATAGTCACATTTAAGGAATTACCGTTTGGGTCTAGCAAACTGTTTATTTGTTGTATCTTCGCTCTAGGTTCGAACTTCTGTATGGCATAAGAAATGTTAGCACGAACGTCCTCTACCTCTAAGTCTGTAGATAGACTAAAGAGAAGATCGTACAAGTTAGCACCATAGTATGGTCTGTATGGAAGTTCTCCGTGATTAGTCATAAGAAGATTTTTCACAGACTGCATTACCGCAGCGGCATCTGTCTTTTTGTAGATACCCCCAGTAGGAGATGCATCAAATGTACAGTCTATGTCCGAATACGTACGAGGAATCGAAGTCGTGATCGGAGCATTCTGTAAATTACCATCCTGTACAGAAAAATTTCTTTTTGAGGAACCCATATCGATTATCCATCGTTATATACTTTTGTACTATTTATACAGAAACAGAAGCCTTCTTATACAAGACCATCAAGAAATTCTTGAAATTCTTCTTCTGCCATACTATCAAAGTCGGGTATATCGTCGTCACTGAGACTAGGAAGAGTAACTTTCGGTCTATCGTGTGACGCAAGTATGTCTCCTGTAAGGACAGGAGGCAACACTCCTAGTGCTGATAGTTTGTCCAACCCTGGCAATGGAATCTCTAGTGGAAGACCTATTAACTCAAGCACATCACAGAAAGTGAGGGTGAGAAAATCTAGAAGTTTACCTAGACCAATTGCATCAAGGAACTTCTTAATCTTCTTCAACCATATGTTGAACAGTTCCTTCATAGTGATAATCTTCCAGTCT